GGTACTGATAGACGCACAGCTAAAACATGGATCTATGCTTTCTTGTTTGGTGCTGGACCTACTAAGCTAGGCCAAGTCCTTACAGGTAAGAAGATTGTTAAAGCTGGTAATGATTCTATCGAAAAGTATGGCGATGCAATTCCAGGATTGCGTGGTCTCAAAGATCGTATTGAATCTATCTGGAAGCAAACGTCTAACCATGGACCTGAAGGTTATATTCCTGGTCTTGATGGTCGACGTGTTTACACACCGCAACCTTACCAAACTCTCAACTACTTACTTCAATCTTGTGAAGCTATCACCACTAAATCTGCAGTCGCCTATCAGATTGCAAAGATTAAAAGCGAAGGCCTTGACGCACAACCTCGACTGTACTATCACGACGAGGTAGCTTGGTCTGCATCTGATAAAGATGCTGAGCGAGTACTAGAGATTCTAACTGAATCATTTGCTGAAGGACCTAAGCAAGTTGGTGTTACTATCATGGCAGGTGAGGGATCTATTGGAGATAACTATGCAGATGTCCACTGATGAATCCATTGAGTACCCTGGCTATATGGTTACTGCTCATCCAAAACCAGAGGGTTATGAACCTAAAGACTGGTTTCATATGGTGAAATGCTATCATACTTCTAAGGGTCATATTGTTAAAGACTGCTTTGCCTTTAGCAATCCTATTTACGATGAACCAGACAACCCAATGTATCGAAAACAAATCGATAGTGTTTGGGGTGTCGAAGCTGTATGGACGATATAATGACAAACATTAATATGCTTGTAGACACAGACTCAATCTTCTTTAAGATTGCATATGGTAACACAAGTGAATCAGACATGCGCAGCAACTACGATAAGTTTTGTCGTAAGATGGAACTAACTGTACAAGATAAACTGTGCAACCCATTTGATGAGGACGAACATTTTCATGTGCATTATGCAGTCAAGGGTAAAGATAACTTTCGTAAAGAGTTTTACCCACAGTATAAAGCAACCCGTCCTGATCTAGACCAAGAAGTCCGAGACAAACTAAACTTTCTGTTTAAGTATGCCGTTGAAAAGGGCGCTCGCCCTGCCGATGGTATGGAAGCAGATGATTTGGTTTCAATCTGGGCACATGAATCCCGAGATCACGGTGAACAATATGTAATCTGTGGTATCGATAAAGACTTACTGCAAATACCAGGTAATCATTACAACTATGGTAAAGATACCTGGCAATTCGTCGATGATGATACTGCGCATTATAATCTAATGCTACAGTGTTTGACTGGCGATAACTCGGATAATATTCCAGGACTAAAAGGTATTGGTCCGAAGAAAGCTGAGAAAATACTTAAAGGTATACCAGCTAAACGACAATGGAATAGAGTTCGTGCAGCATGGCGTGGTCATACTGGGTCCTTAAAACAATTAGACGTTAGCCATAAGCTATTGCGAATGCTAACATCATGGGAAGAATATGACGGTATTAGAGCACACCTTTCGAGTCAAACCTCTGTCAGCAAACAACATGACTTATCGAAACAAAGCGATAAAGCAGAGACAGTACATTGACTATCAAAACGAACTACGCGATGAAATCCGAGGGGTCGAGTGGCCCTTCGGTGATGATCAAGTAGAGTTCTATATAGTAGCCGGCTTCTCAAATCGAGCAGCCGATCTTGACAACGTAATTAAACCGCTCTTCGATACTTATCAAGGTATCTTTGAAGAGTTTAATGATAACAAGGTATATCATGCAGAACTACACAAAACAATTACCCGAAAAGGAAGAGAGTTTCTCTTTGTCAGAGTGGGAAGAGTTGACCCTACTAAAATCAAAGAAGGCGAGACGCATTCAGAACAAGCAGAACAACTCTTTGAAGCGGAAACAAACTCGTAAAGCTAAAGAAGAAAGGCTTTGGAAATGACAAGATATGTACAAACAGAATGCCCCAAGTGTGATTCATCAGATGCGTTTACAATCTATGATGATGGTGCACACTGTTTTTCCTGCAACTATTCAACTAAGAAAGTTAGTAAAGAAATGAATGATTTCAATGCTATAACTACAGTAACCTCAGCTAATAAACTAGAAGAGATTGCAGATCTAAATAGCTTTGCAATTACAAGCAGAGGTATTTCAAAACAAATCGTAGACCACTTTGGAATTAAGATGGCAATAAATCCTGACGGTTCGGGTGGTTCACACTTCTATCCATATACTAAAGATGGAAAAGTAACTGCATACAAAGAGCGACAGCTACCTAAAGAGTTCCGTATTCACGGTGACTTTGCAGGTACTGAACTATTTGGTCAAGCCCAGTCAATGGGTGGAAAGTCTCTTGTAATTACTGAGGGTGAGCTAGATGCTTGTGCAATTGCTCAAGCCTTCTACGATAAATACAATAAAGTATTTCCAGTAGTGTCTATCCCATCTGCTTCAGGTACTAAAGTATTACTTGAGCAGCTATCGTTTATCCGTCGGTTTGAAACTGTTGTATTATTCTTTGATCAAGATGAAGCCGGTAAAGCTGCATCCGAAAAAGCTGCAAAGATTATCGGTGCTGGTAGATGTAAAGTTGCTAAGCTAATAGAGAAAGATCCCGCAGAAGAAATACTTAAGCATGGGTCTGCTAAACTACTCCAAGCATACTGGGATGCACAAACCTGGTCACCTGCTGGTATTGTAGTAGGCGAACCTATCTGGGATCAGTTTAAACAACGCCAAGCAGTCGAAAGTATTCCATACCCTCACTGCTTAGAGGGTCTGAACGAAAAGCTAAATGGAATTCGGCATGGTGAAATTACTTTATTTACTTCTGGTACTGGCAGCGGTAAGTCTACTGTCATTAAAGAAATCGCTCTTGATCTTCTTGCTAAAACAAACGATAAAGTTGGACTTGTATCTCTCGAAGAAAGTGTTGGTGATACTGCAGAAAAGTTTATCGGTATGGCACTCGAGAGATCTAGCGTGGACCTTAAGAATCAATCAGACGCAGAGCTACGCGCTGGGTTTGAAAAGGTTTTCAAGGATGAAAGGCTTGTACTACTTGACCATCAAGGATCTTGTTCCGATACTTCGCTATTGGATAAGATCGAATACATGGCACTCATGGGTTGCAAGTATCTTATCCTTGACCACATTACCATTGCAGTATCTGAAGGTGCTGAAGGGTTGGGCGGCAACGAAGCTGTGGACAAACTCATGAGTGACTTACTTAAGATAGTAAAGAAACATAACATCTGGCTGGGACTCATATCGCATTTGCGTAAAGCCCCAGGAGGTGGTAGATCCTTTGAGGAGGGTAACCTTGCGTCAATCGATGACATCAAAGGCAGTGGCTCGATCAAGCAGATCTCGTTCGACATCATTGCCTTTGCACGAAACCTGGTATCAGACGACGATGCCGAACGAAACACAATCAAGTTCAGAGTACTCAAGTCAAGATTCACGGGAAAAACCGGATCAGCTGGAGCTGCTTCTTACAGTCCCGAAACTGGGAGATTAACTTATACACTGGACGAAATGTTTACGAGTATATAATGCCAGATCAAAACAAACTGGACAGTCTCTTCATTGATATTGCGCATCGTGTCTCTCACATGAGTCACGATGTCGATACTAAAGTAGGTGCGGTGATTGTCAAAGACGGTAACATACTTAGCATGGGTTACAATGGTATGCCTTCGGGTATGGACAACGATTGTAAGACAACCAATGGTGGTACTAAGGCTGAGGTAATTCATGCCGAAGCTAACGCCATATGCAAACTAGCCAAGAGCACGGGGTGTTCAGAGGGTGCAACACTTTATTGTACCCTTGCCCCTTGTGTTGAATGTGCAAAGCTAATACTGCAAAGTGGTATTAGTCGGGTAGTATTTTCTGATGCATATAAAGATGAAGCAGGAACACTACTACTAATTCAGAAAATTAAAGTAGATAGGACAACGTATGCAAGCACAACTCCAATACCTAACGGAGAAGATAAGAAAAGCTAAAGCTCACATTGCTTGTAGTCTGCTAAAACTAACATCTGACGCAGACCTCGAGGCTTACCTCGTGTTTACTATGGATACTATCCAGCAACACTTTACTCGTAACAGTATACGTGGAAATAAATCATACCAAGGTGAAGCCAATCTTACTCATTTAAGTACGACCATTGGCGAATATATTCTCGATGATATTAAATATTATCATGATGACCAACCACCGTGGGAATGGTTTAAGCTACGTGTAATGATGGGCGACTTGTTGCTGGAAGCGTTTTACCAAACACACCAGATTAATATCGGTAAAAATAAAGATGATTCTTTTGTACCGATGGAAAGCCTGGACCGAGGATTAAAGAGAAGTCGCACACACTATATCGTTGTACCAGAACTATGGAATCTAATAGTACCTGAAGGTTCTAAAGATTTGTTAGCTGGTACAACCTTTAATAAGCCTGAAGATATTTCACAACTCATGCAACCTACTGACCGACCTATAATAAAAGGTTGGACTGAACAAAGGAGTGGTGAGTTTAACCAGTATCTTTACCGCGACTTTATTAAAAGCATGAATGTTCTACAGCAAACTCCGTGGAAAATCAATACACAAATTCGTGATATTCTTTTGCGTAATCGTGAAAAGATTATCGATCAACATAAACACCTTCCCAAAAAGTATAAGTCTAAGATCATAGAGTTCGACCTAACAATGGCACGGTCCGCACTTATCGAAGACAATACTTTCTATCAGTATACTGAGGCTGACTATCGTGGTCGCCTTTACTACACGACACCATTTTTAAACTTTCAAAGTAATGATATTGCCCGAGGACAAATGTTATTTGCTAACGGTAAACTCATGACTGAAGAAGGCCTTCGCAGATTAAAGATACATATCGCTAGCTGCTACAATCAAACTTATCATCGTGATGAGTTACCTGATTGGATTACAGCAGACTACTTATCGTATCTTAAAGATGAAGGACTAGATGATATATCAGTTGACAAGATGACACTGATAGATCGTGAAGCATGGACTGATAACAATATCGATATGCTAATGTCAATTGCAGCTGAAGAGCGTATTGAACTAGCAGCTGAAAAACCTATTACACTTCTCGCTTGTGTACTAGAAATTTACAATGCCATTAATAGCGAGGGCGAATATTATACTTACTTACCAATCCCAGTAGATGGTAGCAACAACGGGTGGCAACATCTGTGTGCTATGTCTAAAGACAAAGAAGCTGGTGAACTTGTAGGAGTAGTTCCTCAAGAGATCCAGAAAGACTTCTATGTACAGTGCGCTAAGAATCTTATTACAAGATTACCGGAGTGGTTCGACGAGCGCCAGATGCCCATGAAACATATACGTAAGGGTATCGCTAAGCGTGGATCAATGACCCGAGCATATAGTGCAGGCGCATCTAAGATAGCTGAGAACATGTATCTTGATTGTCACGTTGAGGGCTACCTTGATAGGTATAATATTACTGAAGAAGATTGTCGACTGCTTGCTAAGCATCTTGTTAAGTCAATTGATGAGGTATGCGCAGGTCCACTACAGACT